TGCAGCTCATATTGATTATCTTAAAAGAGATATTGATTATGATAACAAGCATGGTCACAGTGACTCATCAATGACGTCAGATGAAAAGCATATATCTAAACTAGCAGGTGATATGAAATATGATAAAGAACATCACGATTCTCCGGCTAAACATGATTCAGTCCAACATGAGTTTATGGAGCCTAATATGGAGGAAAAAAGAGCTAAGCATTTTAAAACATATGGAAAGCACGGAGATACACCAGGACCTTCTACTTGGGAAACCAATAAAAAAAGATTTGAAAAAAAAACTAACTAAATAAATAAAACAATGGAAGAATCAGGATTATATAACCTAAATAAAGGTTATGCTAAACAAGAAAAACAAGACTTACTAAACGACAACCCAATAGCTAAAGACGCAAGCGGCGGAAGAGATGGATCATGGATGTCTAAGCATTCACAATCAAAAATTGGCGGTGGATCACCTTTAATGGAATTAACCCCTGCTCAAGAATCTCTTGACAAAAACAATAATGACAAAATCGACGGAGAAGATTTTAAATTAATGAAAAAATAACAGTAGAGAACTGTACAAAACTCAAAACACAAACCACGTCAAAAATTAAAAACAAAACAAAATGGCAAAATTTATCAATTTCCCAGTAGTGGGAGGATTTAACAATGCAGCACCACCAGTAGCAGATGCAACTGTAGATGGAGACAACTTATTACTAGCTGATAGCATAGTAAGTGTGGCTGTAGGAACAACAGGAGCAGGAGCAACATTACAAATGCAAGCTACTCTTTCATTAAACGGAATAGCAGGTGTATCTCAATGCGTTATAGGTATTGGAACAAGTTCTAGTGCAACTTACAGAGCTAATGCTCCAGCGGTAGTAACAGCGGCTAGAGTTAAAGAAGCAATCAACAGAGCTATAACAGCTAACCCAGGTGGAGTAAAATCTACTGCAGTTTTACCACAAGATTCGCTAGCTAACGCTGCTTACGCTTTCGGTAACACACTTTATTTCAAAAGTTTCGTAATAAGCTAATAATGAAATCTAGAGGTTTAGGAGACAGCATAGAAAAGTTTACTAAAGCTTCAGGTATCAAGAAGTTAGTTGATAACGTATCAAAAGGTTTAAACATTCCTTGCGGCTGTCAGAGTCGCAGGGATGCTTTAAACAAAATATTACCTTATAAAAAATAATATGGCTTTTAATTTAAGTAATCCTCCTTACAAAATAGATAACACTCCTATTTACAAAATAGATATGGAAGAAGGCGTAATGGGTAAAGCTAACAATAATGGTTCTATTGTTCTTAATAAAGACTTAGATCCTAGCCAAATAGACGATGTAATATCTCATGAGAAAGTTCATTTAGATCAAATGAAACGAGGTGATTTAGATTACGACGGTGAAAACGTATATTGGAAAGGAAAAACATATTCAAGAGCTGATATGCAAGAAGGTGCTAAAAACCTACCATGGGAAGCCGAAGCATATAAAAAAGGATAATATGGCATTTAAAATGAAAGGGATTAATAGTCTCACAAATAACAGTTTAAGTAAACAAGTAAAGCGAGGTTCTTCTCCTTTATTTGAAACAGACCCTTCTTTCAAAGAAATGAGTGAAGAAATAGAAATTACTAATTCTGTTAAAGATTTACAAGGCAAAGATTTTGCTACAAAAAGAACTATTACTACAGAGCCAATAAAAGATGTTGAAAAAATAGAAACAAATAATGAAAAGTTTCTAGCTAGTTTTAACAATGAGTATAAAAAAGCTCAAGAAGGAGGCTTTGCAGGTACTTTACCAGAATATATAAAACAAAAAGAGGAAAAATTAGGCTATAAAGGAAAAAAAATTAACCAAGTAAGAGATTATAGTGTAGAAAAAAAATCTGAATACAAAATAGATAAAAAAACAGGTAAAAGTTATATAACAAAACCATATGGTAATAGTGGAAAAATATTTAAAAGAGAATATCATTATCCAGGCTACAACACAGGTCATCATCCAAAAGGTCATCTTGTAAGTGAAAATGAAATGTTAGGAAATCTTTATGAAAGATTCCCTACCAAAACTTATGGAAAAAAAGCTCAAAAAATCTACGCAAATTGGATAAAGTCAAACACTGGAAGAGATGTATCATGGGGAAGTGGATCATATTCTCGTAATAAAAAAACTAACAATAGTGAAAGTGAAAACAAAGGTGATTGGAAAAACGATAACTAATGGCTAAAAAGAAATTTAATGAAACTAAAGTCGGACAGTTTTTATCACAAGTTGCTCCAGGTATTTTAGGAAGTGTAGGTAATGTATTACCAGATAATGGAGTATTAGGAATAGTTAAAAATTTAATACATAAAGACCCTGTACTACCTGCAGAGGACAAAGAAAAAGCTCTTAAACTTTTAGAGCAAGATATGACTGAGATGAAAGAGACAACTAAACGTTGGGAGAGCGATATGAAAAGCGATTCATGGCTTTCTAAAAACACTCGCCCGATGTGTTTAATATTCTTATCTATAATGACCGTAGCTTTTATATGGGTTGATAGTCATCATGAAATATCTTTTACAGTAGAACAAGAATGGATAGGTTTACTAAAAACTTTAGTGACCACAGTTTACGTTGCCTATTTTGGTTCACGTGGAGTTGAAAAATATAAAACAATAAGTAAAAATTAAAAATATAAAAAATGGGATTATTTAGAATATCAGATGGAATAATAGGAAGATCAATGCCTTTAACCGGTCTAGTTGGTGCTCCAAACGCAAGACCTGCTTGGGTTTTTCAAAATCAAACAGGAGATTTAGGAAATTTCTTAGATGGTTCTGTATTATATGTTGGTGTAACTGGAGATATATCAGTTATAATGCCAGGCGTTAGTTTAGCATCTGTTAACTCTCTCAGCATTGTAAACGCTGGAACAGGTTATTCAACAGCGGTAGCTGATTTAGCAACTACAGACTCTAATAATTTATCGCAAGGCTTGACAGTAGATATAACCGCAGCTGCTGTAGGTGGAGCAATACTAACTGTAACAATTAAAACAGCTGGTTCTGGTTATAGCGTAGGTGATATAGTTACAATTGTTGAAGGAGGAAGACCAGGTGGATCAATAGATGCTACAGCACGTATAACGGCTGTAAATCAAGGCGTGCCAATTGCTCTTCAAGCGATAGAATTTAAAGGAGTTCAAGCAGGGACAATATTACCAGTAGCTGTAGACTACGTTACATCGCTAACAACAGTAACAGCAGCTGACATAATAGTAGGCAGGTAAATAACTAATATACAAGTAACTATATAAATAAGAGTAAATTAACAATTAAATTAAATTAAATTAAATTATGGAAGAAGCAAAAAAAGTTATTACAGAAGAACAGTTAAAAACTGTAACAGAACAACAAACAAAGTTAAGTGGTTTTTTAAGATCTATTGGTGTTTTAGATGTACAAAAACAAAATGTGCATAGTGAAATAAAAAAAGTATCTGAAGAAATTGAAGCTACTAAAAAAGAACTAGAAGACGAGTATGGTCAAGTAAATATTAATCTTGAAGATGGTAGTTACACAGACATTGAAAAAGAAGATGCAGAATAATATAAGAAAGATTAGTATTGGATCTGATTATAAAAACGAAGCTATGCATTATGCTATTGGCCAACAAGTTTATGGTGGTCATGAAATAGCTTATATTTTACATGAAGAGTCTGACAGTTCTTATAATATTTACATAAAGAAAAACAACGAGGTATTGCCATGGAAGAAATTTAATTCTAATATGGCTATATCTGTTGAGTATGATTTAGAATATTAATGAAAAGTATATACGACTTTATTATACAACCTCTAGGGGATAAGTATAGTAATACAGTTAAAATGGGAGGTAAAGACATTGTTGTTAATACTAAAATAGAAAACTGGAAGTTTGTAAATAGATTAGCTATAGTGATAGAAACTCCTTTAGCTTTTAATTCTAAAGTAAAAATAGGTGATATAATAGTTATACATCAAAATGTTTTTAGAACTTTTTATGATATGAAAGGACAAAAGAAAAAGAGTAGATCTTACTTTAAAGATAATCTTTATTTTTGTGCTATTGATCAAATTTATTTATATAAAAACAAAGACGGTTGGAATAGTTTTGGTGATAGATGTTTTATCAAACCTTTAAAAGACAATAATAATCTAACGTTAGATAAAGAAAAAAAGCTTATTGGTATACTAAAGTATGGTAATAGTTCATTAGAAGCACTTAAGATTAACCAAGGAGATCTAGTAGGTTATACACCTAATGGTGAATGGGAATTTTTAGTTGAAAATGAACGTTTATATTGTATGAAATCAAATGATATTGTTATAAAATATGAGAACCAAGGAAACGAAGTTGAATATAATCCAAGCTGGGCACATAGCAGTTGAGGAATTAATTAAGGTTGCTAAAGAACCTATTGTAGATTCAGATGAAGATATATCAGCTGATAGATTAAAAAATGCTGCAGCAACTAAAAAATTAGCTATATTTGATGCGTTTGAAATATTAAGCAGAATCAAAGAAGAGCAAGACATGTTAGATGAAAAACCTAAAGAAATCAAACAAGATATAACTTTTGGAGGTTTCGCAGAAAGAAGATCTAAGTAATGTACGAACAAACACTATATAAAGTATTACCTAATCATGTAAAGCCTAAAGTTCTTAAACGAATGAATAGGTATAACAAATGGGAGTATGGATATAACGAAGACCATGATATGGTTGTTATATCTAAGACTGGACAAATTGGAGAGATTTATGAAATACAAAATCTTAAAATAGCTTTACCATTAGCAAAAAATGTACACAAGTTTAAAGAAGACAAGTGGACTAGATTTGATTATGCTAAAGAATTAAAAAGAATAAAAACCGTGTTCGACTGGAGAGAATATCCTGACGACTTTAAAGAAAAATACTATGACTACATCGATAATGAGTTTATTCGCCGTGAAGAAGGTTTCTGGTACGTTAACAAAAGCGTTCCTACTTACATTACTGGCACTCATTATATGTACTTGCAGTGGTCCAAGATTGATGTTGGGAACCCAGACTTTCGAGAAGCAAACCGTCTCTTTTTCATTTTCTGGGCCGCCTGCGTGGCAGACATACGGTGTTATGGTATGTCCTATCTCAAGAACAGACGTTCAGGCTTTTCGTTCATGGCATCAGGTGAATGCGTTAATATGGCGACCATATCAACCGACGCACGTTTTGGGATTTTGTCCAAATCTGGCGCCGATGCTAAGAA